TAATAAGCTCAACGGTAACTTCAAGTTGTCCGTAAATGCTCATATGCCTGCCTTATGTTATTTATAATGTTTCAATAAAATTCAATGTAAACTCAAATACTGCTCCATTCTCTCTATATGACCAAGATGGGCAAAACACCTTAACATCTCTGTTTTCAGTTTTGCTTCTCCATAAAAAACTTTTGTGGCCACCATGTGATTTCAAGAATGTATCAATCTGGTGTTTCACATCGGCATCACAAATTATCCTTAAATTTGAGTATTTACATAAATCAGAATTAATACCTTTTGATGTTCTCTGACTATAATTGTCACCAAACTGTACTTGATTAACTAAAGGCTCATGCTGAACGTCATAATTCATTTCTACGTTAAAATTAAATCTTTCCATTTTTACCTCGCCAGAATACCACCCACTCTCATTTGTAATGTAAGCTCCTCTCTAACTGTTGCTTTTATCTGTTTTGTTAATCCTTTAGCAAACTCAGATAGGCTTCCTGTATCATCTTTGCTAGAGTTAAAGTGATTTGTTTGATTGATGACAACAGTTACGTTTCTTTCTTGTGCTCCACCACCACTTGACTGTTTATTGCTGAAAACTCGACCAGCATTACCTGGTATCATATATTGAGTTCCGTTATTGGCTTTAAAAATCTCAGGTTGATTGTTCTCACCAACTCGATACATTTGATTTGCAGACACAGGACCACCCAGTTTACGACCAGTAACAGCAAGTGTTTTGGCTAATGCAGATGTTGTTGTTATACCAGCCTGTGCAGGTGCAGCGTTAGCACCTTGTGTTGCAAGAGAAACCATAGAAGCCGCTGGAGCATAAGCTGAGGCAATAACAGCAGCTTGAGCAACTTGTGCTGCAGTCGCAGCCTTGGCAGCCATTTGACCCATAATCATTGATTTAACGTGCGCCATTCCCATTTCAACAAGGCTCTGCACCACGCTATTCAAAACAGTATTGGCAATAGAAGATAACGCATCACGTAAAGACATTGTGCCGTTTAATATTCCAGTTAGCGTCGATACCGCACTTTGCTCTAGAGCTTCAATAGCTGAACCAAACATATTCGCAGCTTCACTTGATTGCTTCCACTCATCCCACTGTGCCTCAATCCTTTTCTGTCTGTATTGTTCTTCGATTGTTGCACGAACAGCTTCTGCTTCTGCAATAGACTGAGGGTATAACGTTTTATACTCTTCTATCATTTGTAACTGTTTCTGGTGCTGTTGTTCTAATGCAAAAACTGGCGACACTTGAGCTTGCAAGGAATTAAAATTATTCATTGCGGTTGTAGCAGCATAGATGCCTAATGCTAGCTTCTCTGCTGCTATCTTTTGCTCTTCCGTTGCACTCGCTCCAAGTCGCATTACAGCTTCCATTTTTACAGCTTCAAGGTTCATGCCTTGTTGTTTTAAAGCAACAATCTCATATTGATTACCAAGCTGCGTTAGTTGGTTTTCAATTTGCTTTTGTGCTTGTTCGCTTTGTTTTGCTGCCCTTTTTGCTGCCGCTTCTGCTTCTTTCCTTTTTTTAATTCTTTCTTCTTCTGATTCAGCCACATCATAGTTTGCATTGATCTGCTTGATTGCATTATCAATTGATTCTTTTGACGCACCAGAGTTTTGTGCTTCATAAATAGCTTTTTCTCTTGCTGTTTTGCCAATCGTATCAGCATATTTTTTTGTAGTGGCAATAATCCCTTTTAGTCTTTCTTCCCCTCCCTTCAAAGCGATATCAGATTGCCTTGTTGCACTATCAAGATCTTTAAGAGCAGCTTCTAAAATCCGCAGCGCACTTTCCGCATCCAAAGCAGCTGAGGCACTACTGCTTACTGTTCCAGTGAGTTTTGTTAAATTATCGTTAGACCATTTGCTATTCTCACTTAATAAATATAACGATTTGCTAAGAAGAACTACGTTTTCTGGTGATGGATTTTTAGATAATTGACTAAGTTGTTTTAATAAGCCTATAGCTTCTGATTGGCTAATGCCTAGCTGTTCTGACATTTCAGAAGTAACAGTGCTTAAATTGGCGACTTGCGCTATTGCCCCACCATAAGAATCACCCATCTCTAAAACAGCTTTTGTGACATCTTTTCCTGTTTTTGAATAATCATCTAATTCTTTGATTGCATTCTGAACGCTTGCTGTTGCATTAATACCAAGAAAGCTAAAAAAACTATCAAATTGCTTAAAAGCATCTTGAGTTGCATCAGCCGCTGATTTTATCGCAACCTTAGCATCTATCATACTTGACGCTATCTTTGCTCTCGCTAAGTTCTCATTCTCTTTCGCTAACTTAGCTAATTTTTCAGAAAGCACATAAACACCATCACTATTCTCAGTTAATACTTCGCCTAGTGCTTTTTGTGCTTTCTCTAAATCTTCTGTTGCGTTCGTGGAATCAAATAAACTTGGGAGTAACGCTGTTCCCATTGCTGAAGCAATAGCAAGGATCATACCTGCAATAGCTCCCATAGGACCAAAGATAGAGAGAATTTGAGATCCCTGTTGCGCCATTATTACGAGAGCATTAGTTCCTGCTTGAGCTTGAATAGCAATATCTTGGAATTGATAGCCTAATTGTTGGATAGCCTCCCTGCCACGCTTCATTGATGATGTTGCAGCATTTACAGATTTTGCAACCTTATTTATGCCGCCACCAAGTTGATTTGATGCATTATCCGCTTTTTGCATTGCTTGCGTAACATCGTTTGTTGCTTTTTCCAATTTACCTAAAGCAATATCAGAACTTGTTGCTGCATCAAGTAATTTTGCTGTCTCGATATCAATATCGATATAAATTCCAGATATTTTTTCGCTCATATTTTCTCCAATAAAAAAGCCCATTGAATGTCAATGGGCTTATCCTCATTTTGTTACATTAAATTTTTGTAATCCTTATCGCTCCTAATCTCTTTCCTTCTTGACTACCTCTTGCGTTATAGAAAGCTCGGTATATAAGGAGTAAATCAGATGTGTTAGATATTACTGACACACTATCTATTTTTGCCCTTCTTAGTGTGGATAATACGGTTTTTATTGCTAACTCAAAATCATCAACAAGAACACTCTCTTTGTACTCATTCCCACTTTGTCTTATAAAATCAATCTTGTATGATCCTATTTTATCTAAACAGCACAACTCTTGAATCTGGTCTGAATATATTACTGAATGGTTATTTGGATCTCTCAATCTTGATTCTTGAAAAAGCAATAAACCTATTACAATTACTGAAAAAAGAACAATTAGTAAGACATTCATTATTTTTGCATCCATAAATCACCCTATAAAACTAAAAGCATATAAGTTATTTGAGTTAAATATTTAAAAACTAATGCAAGTATCACTTACAATATTTATTTTGCATAGCATTAAACATGGAATCATCACTATATTGAATAGACGCTTTAGTTGATTTATGGTCATAATAAAAAGATTTTTTACCTTTATAATTAAAATAAAAATATTTTTGAGCTCTTTGGTAAATATAATCACTCTCAATAGGATTGTTGATTATATCTTTTCCAAAAACTTTTCCACAAACAGCCATGCTATAAACTTTTGCATCACCAAACTTTATATCAGATGAAAACTCACCACACATAGATAGATTGTCTTTTGAAATCTTTTCTTTTATTAATAAAGACGCTTGTGCAGCACTAATACACATTCCCTCTTTTATACTAGCTCTTTTAAGTAATTCAGTTTTTACAGCTTTTTGCGCTGATTCTATAATAATTTGATCTTTAGCTAATATGTAAACAGGAGTAAAGAAATAACATAGAGAGCAGATAAGTAATTTTTTCATAAAAATCCTCCATAGAATTTCTATAATATCTCAATTGTTTTTCAAAGTCTGCTCTCTATTTTTATAGTAATCTTCCATAATCTGATCGTATTCTTCTTCTGTGAATAATGTTGATTTTTTCTGTTGTTCTGGGTATTTAGATTTTATTAACATCTGAAACTCAGTCATTGTTAGATTTTCAGCATCGGCACGACTTAAACCAAAATGACAACGTGCGGCACTGATATACTCCTCAACGTCAAACTCTGATGTATATTCACTTCTTTTATTTTCTTTTGTTCTCAGATCAATATTACCGATTATCCCGTGAAGTGCTAAATGTTTAGCAAGGGCAATAACATCTTTAGTGTTAACTGCTCCTATTCTATAAACTATACCCTTGTTGCTAGGCTTGTAATATCCAAAAATACCTGACAAGTCACTATCATTACAAGCATTCAGTATAGTAAGTGCGCAAGATAAGATCTTACGTCCGAGAACTGGACTAAAAGCAATATTCAAAGCATAAGCCTGTACATCTTTATTGGCTTTTAAGCTCTCATTTAATAAAAACGTAACCTCTTTACCAAATAAGACAGAATACACATTTACAATATCCGTCGGTGTACCTATTTTAGCGATATTTTTAAATGACGGTTTGAAAATATATTCTTTATTGTTGAACGATAAAGAAAACTCGCCTGTACTTTTATTTGCTTCCATAAGCAATCCTTAAATTTAATTATCAAAGGCACTCGTGAGAATGCCTTTTGTAATTAAGATGTTGTAATCGTAACGCTAGAAGCGTCTGCAACCTTAAATTCTGCTGAAAATGTAACTAAATCATTCGTAGGTGCTTCACTACTTAAAGCGGTGATAACCATATTCCCGACGAGTTTTACTGAACCGAATTGTAGTCTTACCCACACAGTGGGTTGAGTACGAGCTTTCACAGCATTCACATAAAGCTTAATGAGTGCATTGATGCCGATCTCATCTTCTTTATCTTTTTTACGAAACTCGCCCTCGACACTAATGCTTAAGTCTGAGTTTGTTACTAGTGACTCAGGAAAACCGCCTGCATCATCAGCTTCAGATGTGACAGTATTTGGGCTTAAATCGAACGATTTAGAACGAATTGCGCCACCTGGTTTCCAATCACTTTCTTGAGGTGCGGGACCAGACCCTGTTACTGTCGTTGCATATTCTAAAACTGCCGAACGCCCGACAAATTTCGCAAAATCTTTTGGATTACTCATTTCTCTCTCCTTTAATTATCATGCACTATGCGAAACTGTAGTTGCATAGTCATTCTGTTATCAGATGTGAATATTGGTGTTGGTACTCCACCCATATTCTCTATATAGCCGAACTCTGTTATAGCGTTTTTCTTAACGAACTCAATTAGCTCATTTGCTTTCGTAGCTACACTGTACCCCGACTGAGCAGAGCCAATGATTGAGATAGTGATATAGCTTTCGCTTGATAGCCCATCTCTTATTGGAGTCCCACCATTATTTTGGAAAACAATGTATTGAGATTTTTTATCACCATTATCTTTCCATTGATGAAGTTGAACTTGAAATAAGCTAAACAAATTGCTAGAAATAACATGGCTTTTAAATACATTTAATAAGTTCATGCCAACTCCTCTTCTATAATTCGTCTTATCTCAACCTTAATATCATCATCTTCAATAGCTTGTTTTAAGAATTCCTTTCTAGCTGTCGCCCTTCTGAACTTTTGTTTAACTTTTGGATCGTGAACAAAAACAGCATATTCAGCGGAATACCCAACTCGCCCTGAGATAACGGAATCTTTAACTGAAATTTCTTTAAATTGGCTATTAATTAATGTTGATGTGTCAATTGGTGTGTAAAGTGCTGAACGAATACCTATAATCGTCACAATCCTTGCTGCTGCCCTTGTCATTTTCTTAGAAAAGACTTCACCAAAATGAACATATAACTTCTTTCTGACTTGTGAAAAACCTCTAGATTTGACAGCCATACACCTACCCTGTTATCAACGCAAAGTCATCACGTTTACGATCAAACGTGTCGGCGTAACGAATGATATTGATAATTTCATCAGCATTAGCAGTGAAAGGATCTGCTTCATTAGACTGACCAATTAAAATATAGTCGCCTTTTTTAGCCTTATCATACTCAGTCCAGATTGTATTTTTAGCTACAGCTTCCCTACCTAAACTACTAGTAGTTAATTTGCTGTTATGGCCATAATCACAATAAATAAGAACAGGCTCGGAGAATTCTGCCTTGCCTGTCTCATAATTATCACCAATTTTGTGCCATATCGTAGCTTGTGCTGTGTATGCCCAATTAGCAGAATTTGACATAATTACCCCACAACTTCGAAAAACCCGACAGAGCTTGACGCAATTGGTAAATCATTCATTACCCCACTTTTGTCCAAGTTGGTTAAAAGGCTTTTAAGTCTTTTAAAGCTATCTTGATCATAAGTGAAAGAACGGCTTGCGCCACTTGGTGCGCCTTGAGATGACAATTTTCTACCACCTTGACTGATAACAAGCAAAGCAATAGAGTAAAGTTTTATCAAGGACAGGGTTGTGTCATCATACCCAGCATTGTTTAACTCACTATCTTTCTTCTCAACGCGCTCAATAATTAAGGACAGAACAGCATTAGGAACGCTATAACCTAGTTCACCAATAAATTCGTGAATATCTTTAGTTTTTAGCTCCGCCATGTTGTTTACCCTCTTTTCTCGGGGTTTCCTTCCCTTTATTACTAGTTTCGCTAGTTTCGCTAGTT